CTTTACGTAGATCATTGATTGGCGTTCTTGAGCTCTATTGCTTGTGGACTGCTAGGTCGAAGTTTGATTGGATCGTCGCTCGGATTTTTGGGCGACCGCATACAGTCATTACTTCACCGGCGTTCTTAACATGGTTTGATCTCCATATCCGTAAATTTACGGGCGGTGCAATGACCGCGAGTACGTGGTATCGTATTCAATGGATGTCTTATGTCGTGTTCAGGACCCTGTTTGTCGTTGAGTTGGTACGGATACTCGGCTGGCGTGCCGTATTCCTTGATAAGTACCGCTCATGGCTTAGCAAAATCATTTGGAGGTTGAAGGAAGTTAAGGTTCGCAAATATGACCGTTTACGGAGTGTGTTTAATGATGTTAAGTTGACACACACTGGTACTATTGATTTTCATACGCATGGTCGTGCTGCTGCAGACCGTAAGATTGCTATTGATTTCATGGTACAGTACTGTGCTATGTCCGGACAACGGTTTTATTCGTACCAAAAGTCTGCTTCTGACGTTAGAAGTGAGTACAACGGAAGTCGAGACTATTATTGGGCTAAGGATCTGGTTATACAACCTGAAGAGTTAGTTGTTGGTCCTGACGATGTTATGTGTGTTGTTGACTGTGATTGGTATATGGACATGAACCATTACTTGTGTGAGTGGAATTGTCCCATCATGGTTTATACATTCATTCCTGACAGAGTATGCGGCGTTGAAGATGGCTATTCGTTTACGTTTAACCATGCACAAGAGCTCGTAATGGCTGTTGGGGGTGGGTCAACATACAAACATCGTTTGTGGAATTATGGTAAGGACCACATACTTGCTACTGATGGTTTCAAAAGTCGCATGTATCTTATTGAGAAGCGTAAGATTGCTCCAAATCGATACATTGTGTATTTTGTACCAGCTGGTTCATGGAACTTTATTGGCACACGCATTTTAATGTGGATGATGCCTGAAGAGTGTGGCATGTTGCGTCGGTTGAATGTTGTCCAAGGGGAATTTCTCCGGTTGGCTATTCAGGGTGAAAACAACTTGAAAATGTCGACGGGTGAGGTTGATGGACACACTGACGTTACTATTGATGTTAGGGAAGATGACGCTGCTAAAGCTGTCACTGAGTTGTCTAAGGTAGACGTCGCTATACCTCAATTGGTGACGTTCACTGGAGACGACCGCATCAAAGCTGCTATACTTACAAAGTATTGTCGTTCTTTGTACCAGGATAAGCCTGATTTTGTGTTTCCTGTATCACATGGAGTGCGAAGTTATCAAATATTGCCTGAGGCTAAGAAAGGTGGACCTGATTATGGTAAATATGAAGAGGACGCTAAACCGTCCATGAAACCATTCATGACACCTATTGTCCATGGCGCTTTTAGCCCGTCGCAATGTAAGAACAATGATATGGCTGCTATTAAATATCGTGTTCTGGACGTGGCAACAAAAGTAAAACCAACACCATTTATTCAGAAATGTATGCGTGAGTTTGTTGAATTGCTCATACCTGATGATATGGCTGGTACTTTGCACCCTGTTGAAGTTGATGAAGTCTACGCGCGGCAGGATAGGCCGTCGCAACGTCGGATCTTGGATGAAGCCTGTGTTATTGTGAAAATATGGAAACGTGTCATTCGCAGTTTTGTTAAGAAAGAGTGTTACCAGGATGCTAAGTATCCTCGTATTATCTCTACTGTGAATGGAGTAGACAAGTTAACATGGTCACAATTTCTTTATGCTTTTACCGAGGTCCTTAAGAAGCAAGAGTGGTACGCATTTGGCAAGTCGCCTGTGAAAGTTGCTGAACGTGTGTGTAAGGTTGTTGAAGATGCGAAAACTGCTGTCAATACGGATTTTGACAAGTTGGATGGGCGTACAGGACAAGTCATGAGGGAGTTGGAATTGTTGGCTATGTTGAGAGCATTCCATCCCAAGTATCATGACAAGATTGCTGAAGAGACGCGCAAACAATATGCGTTGAAAGGTTATACGTTATTTGGAGTGCCTTATGAATCAGAATGGGCTAGACTTTCTGGTTCTGCAGAAACATCTTCATTTAACTCAACCGACAACGCTTTTGTCAATTATCTTGGTTTTCGACAGATGCAGGACGCATTTGGGTGTTATTTAACACCCGCTGCTGCTTGGAAACGGCTCGGTTTGTATGGGGGTGATGATGGTTTGACTGCAGATATTGATCCGGTTATGTTGGAGAAAGCTGCTACTATGTGCGGACATGTCATTAAAGTTGAACCAATTGTGAGGGGTGAACTTGGAATCAAATTTCTGGCTCGTTGTTATAGCCCGAATGTTTGGTATGGCGATTTGTCGAGTTGTGCTGATATTGCTCGACAGTTGTCAAAGTTCCATGTATCTGGAAATTTGCCACCCCACATATCACCCATTATGAAGCTTGTTGAAAAAGCACGCAGTTATATACAATCTGATGCAAATACACCAGTTTTGGGGGCTTTGTGTAAGAAGGTCCTTGAAGTGACACGGGGCGATCAGGAACTTGAAGCGGATTTACAACGCAACAGCCAAGTACTAAGTGAGTTGCGTTATTATCATGCTGATTGTGCTGAGGATGTTCAATATCCCAATGCCAACAATGGAAATTGGATGGTGGCTGTACTCAACCGTGACTTACCGACGTTTGATTTGGATCGGTTTGAACGCTGGTTAGTTCACGCTTACAATGAGGAAAAGTTGTTGAACCCACCATTATGTGCTGAACCTTTACCACCGACTGGGAAAGTGACGAGTGTCGTTGATGGTGATATTGTTGACCCACCCAAGAAGGTCGGTATTTGTGGGAAGGTATTGCAGGCTGGTATGCCTGAAAGTCGTGCCGTGCGCAAAGATAAGTTGAAGGATGCTATGTCAGTTAAACGACAACAAGTGCGTGAGAAAGTTCAGAATATTGCTTCATTGAAGAAAGTTAAAGTCCAGCCCGTTGCAAAGAAAGGCATGTGCTGGGCATTAGAAAGGCGAGGCAAATGTTTGAACGAAGCAAAGTGCCCTTATGAGCACTCACGTATGGTTGCACCTGATGTACAAAGCAAGAAGAGCATTGCTCCTAGTGTGGAGAAGTTCTTCCCTTTGTTGCCAATTGAAAAGTTTATTGGCAAACAAAAACCTGCGAAAACTGATCTGGGCGCTACTGAGCAAGACGTGTTGGCAAGTTCTGGATACAATGATATGGCTATGGCGTTAGCTGACTCTGTTGGAAAAATATCGTTGGGTGAAAAACTCGACATACCTGAGTTTAAACGTATGCCATTGACTGTTTCAGATAGCCCAAAATGGGAGCCAACAAGCCCTGCAAATGGCTTGAAACCTGGTCCTACTGCTATGGATACCGATGCAGTTGATGTGAGTTATGAAGTTGACTCACCTGGTTCACCCACGCATGTGCATCGCGATGGGGAAAAGGCTATTGCGCATCTTTTGAAGAAAGATCTGAAACCCAAACCTGATGGTTTCAAGTTTGAAGATGTCAAGTCTTATGGACCAATTTGGGAATGCAAGGAGTGCTCTGAAAAGAGTAAGCGCTCCTGTGCTGTTGTTGGGCCACAATGTTCCTATTGTGATACAAAACGACCCGTTGGAGAACGGTGGACGTGTGTCCGTTGTGCTGATATATACGGACACGGCTTGCGTCTTGGTCCGTGCACTTCTTGTGTACGGGACAAGATAGACCTCTAAGTGACATACGGGTGTGTAACGGCTGGCTTGGCAGTCGTTCCACTTTTACTTTCTACACACCCGTTTAAAGTGGTTATGAGCTTATTTGATGAAAAATTTGATGTCGCAGTTGTCAGATCCGTCGTTGCTAAACTTTATGGCTATGATACTGACCAACCTGGTGCTACTCGAAACGTGTCTCGTGCTGAGCTCGTCAAGCTTGTACTTGACGCTTTGCGAACGTTTGCTGACATTAATATATGTGATATTGGTTCTGTTGTTTGTTGCGATGTTGTGCTCGCTTTGGCAAAACATCTCCTACTGCACCGAGATGGAGAGTCCGCTCTCCATTACCTTGCAGTCTCGAAGAAAGTTGGAGATGCGCGAGCTCTACTGGTCCGTACAGAAGTCAACCGAATACTTACTGCCACCATACTCAACAATGCCTTTGACAAAACAGGCAAAGAGGGTGATGGCCCAAAAGACACTGTAAGGGAACGGTTTGCTAAACGCAAGATGTATGACCCTGTCTGGATCGCTGGAAGACTCATGGGAGCGGACGAAACTCCGCGGAAGAAATTCAAAGACAAATTCCTTGATGCATTACCTGTTGTTGGTTATTTAAACCGTTATGCTAACCCCGAACCTGAGGAAGAACGCCCGCGCGTTGAACCACTCGTCCGAGGTAATGACGTGTTTGATTCCACTAAAGGTTATGAGGGCGAAGGCCCACCCAAGAATCAACAGCGACAACAACAACAACAACCAAAACAACAACCTACTGCGAAAGCTTTGCGACGTCGTCGTCAACGACAACGTCGCCGTGAGCGCAAGCAGCAGGGACAGTCACGACCTGTGAACAACCAGCAACAACGTGCTGGTCCACGGCCTGCTATGACAGTCTTTGCTCAACCTGTGCGAACTCAAAATTTCCGTATGGTTGACAAGGCTTCGCGGTTTACTGGGAAAGTTTTCCTGAATGCTGTCAATTCAACTGTCGTTCAATATAATTCTGTGCTTGGAACGACTAATGGCACTACTGGGACTACACCCTATTTACCGTTGAATCCATATTCTGTGTCGGCATTAGGTAACACGGCTGGAGTTACCACGCAACTTGCCTCGGCTTGTGACTTTAAGAAGAAGTGGAGGGGGCGTTTTAAGATAGTCTATGAAGCTACCTGTGAACAGAGTGCACCTGGTGCGCTCACTCAATTCTTTGACCCCGACTCTGCTGACTCTGAGTCTGAGTTCCTTGGCACTGCTCAAATCATGAATGTCGCTGCCGAACACAACTCAACTTCGAATCAAGTCTTTGTTTCACGCTCTTGGGAATTCAAAACAACCAAGAATATGTGGTTGAGACAGTCGCAAGACTCAGATATTCGAACTGTTGTGCTTGGCAATTTTTACCTATTTACTTCCACTGGCATTCTACCTGAGACTTCTGGAGAGGACACCATTATGTTGATGGCAGGTAACCTTTCTATTGAGTATGATATTGAACTATTGGAAGATTCTTCTAATGAAAGGCTGTATATTTTGGACGCTACGACTAGTATTGCTGTGACTGGAGCTGGTGTTGCATACGCTAGTATTCCCAACAACACAACAAACTGGAAGTTGCCACGTTCTGAAGTACTTCAACCTGCTTTGGCAGCACCTACCACTTATGCACCTCCTATCAATGGTGCAGATGTATTGACAACAACACAAGGGATCAACTGTTGCGCTAACGACGTTGTTCCCACTGCGTCATACTTCTTTTTGATGGTTGATGTTGCCGTTGCGTCTGGTCTCTTGACAGCACTCACAGCGTTGTTCTATGTGAATGGGGTCGAGAGCTCGGCTACCTGGCGTCGGACTGTTGCTTTTACCGTTTCAACCGGTTCAGCGACGTCCTGTTGGGCTTTCCAGGTGCCCGCTGGCCAGCGTGCTGGGTCTGTGCAGCTAATTCCTGCTGCTACTGTATCTGGTACGTCGGTGGTCGTCTTTACGATACGGATTGTTCCGTCTGTGAGGTTTACTGGTGATTCGTTTAACCCAATGTTGGTACAACGTCACCGTGCATTATACTCACTACGATTACCCGTCTCGAAGGATGACGAGAAACATGAGTCAGACAATATTGACGACTCATTGAGTTTCTCACGAAGAGGCTCTGAATCCAAGTTATGAGCGTTACGCC